TTGCAATAAAGTTTGCTGCACTTTGTATGTAACGCTGGCCAAAGTTTGTAAGGGGGACGCTAACATGGACATCACCCGCCGTTGGATTTGACATAAGTTATTCTCCTAAGTAATGTCGTTTACTATGCTACGAATTCGCCAGCCGCTTTCTGGCTAACAATTGTAATAGCTTCACCAACCGCACCGCCATTCAGGGCAAAACCCAAAACGCGTGCTGTGGCACCTGTTGCGTCGATAACTCGACCTGTTGCATCGGACATAACGCGAGCGCCCGATGTTACTGTTGCGCCTGCTTCTACTTCAATTTTACCACCGTCAAGCAGCATAACTGGTATAGCGACAGATGCGGTAGCTAGTGACTCTTCTTGAGAGACACCGACCGCGTCTGCGGCAGCAGTGGTTTCATCCACCAGCCCACCCGATTCGATTGTGACGAAGCGGAACTTGTTAATAACGTTTGCTACTACGGGTAGTAACGTTATTGTTTTATTACTTTCGAAAGCCATGATTGCTTCTCCAATAAAGTTAAAAATATAGTAGCAGGTACTAACCTACCGCTTTTGAATACAACTCTGCGTTTGCCTCGGCAACAATGCCGTACGCGTCGAAGTAGTTTACTTCCGGGTGTTCAGCCACGTAGGCTTTAGTAAGCACTTCTAACTCAGCGTCAGCGTCACCAGTGGTAACTTTAGCTACGATAGATGTACCATGCTCTTTTAACAGAACACTGATACCAGCATCTTGCTTGCCTAATGTTTCCATTACGGCTTTACGAACCGTTTCATCTTCGATACCGTCCACAGCTTTTAACAGCGCTTCATGGGTCGTACCTTCACCTGAAAGGTTTTTGAACAATTCGGTAGCACGTTTACTGATTTCTAGGTCAGCAGAACGTTGGTCCGACTTGGCCAGCTTAGCAGCCATGATGTCACCGTCTTTAGCCATTGCGACTAAACGTGGGTCGTCTGACTTGCGGAATTCAATGCCAGCATTAGACTTGTACACTACAGCGTTTTTATCCGCAGCAGCCTGCTTAGCAACTGTAACAATCGCTTCACGGTCTTCATTTGACTTGGCTAAGAATTCTTCAGCCGCTTCGTCTTTAAGACTTTTGTAGATAGCCGTTTGGCCGTCATTCAAAGCACCTAGAGCAACCGCAATTGCTAAAGATTTTTTCACAGAATCTAGGTCGTCTTGCGCCTTCTGCATAGCGGCTTTTTCAGTATCAGTCATCATAATCTCGTCCTCGCTGCCTGATTGTTGACCGCCATTAGTGGCAGTTGATTTGCCTTTCTGGAACTCCACTACCAACCCAAGGTTAGTAAGTTGTTCATCAGTAAGACCGTTTTTAGTAATTTCTTCGACGTTCTTGTCTACCAAATGTAGGTGCCCTTCGTTCGCGCCTATAGTGATAGTGCCATCTTCGTTGATGACGAAGTCGTGACTGTGCTGGTCCTCAGCTGTGGTCCCTGCCCAACTGGTACTGCCGCCTTTATTTATCTTGGCGTAGTCGTCGATAACCACTGCGTGAGTATGTAAAACTTCCATAGAGGCAAGCACTGTGCGTTTTTCAATCTTGTTGTCTTCAACACGTTTCATGATAACCGCTAGAGCCGGGGACTGTGCGGGTCTATCGACTGCGCTAATCTCCGTCATTCTGAACTTGGTCATGATACGCTTTTTCTTCTTGTGGTCAGCCATTACGCGTCCTCTTGGGTGATGTGGAAACCGCCAATGGAGAAACCTGTGTACTCACCAGACTTAAACTTCTGCAGTATTTCATCTGAGTCAGGTTTCATGGCAATCATGAGCCCCGTTAATTTAGTTTCAATACCGAAAGCCTTAGCGACTTCCGTGGTCATAGGCATAGCGAACAAGATTGAACCGGGCAACACGCCCTCTTCGCCCTTAGTGTGCATGTCCTTAGCCATACGACTGTTCTGCATAAAGTCGGTGGCCGCTTCCATCATTGCGTCTTCAGGGATATGGTGGTCCTGAAGGTCAAAGTAACATTCACCGTCAATCTTGCAGATAACGGCCCAGCCAAACACTAGCCCTAGGCTCTCGTCGACCTTACATATTTGCGTGTTTACGTGAATACCGTTGCTCATATTTTTACTCAGTATAAGTGGCACGGTGTGTGCAATTGCAAAAATCGTACCACGTATGCGGTCGCATGGCAACTATATGATGCGCGTTACTTTGAGGCAACGGCAGTTCGCAATTTCTTTGATAGGAGCGTTAGGGTCACCGGGATGCAGCAATAAGTTGCCTAGGCCGGATACGAACCGTACGCCATGAGGCCGTACTTGTCCCTGCATAGTGCCGTGGTGGTGACGACGTAAGGCGTCCTCCTTGGTAATCCATGTGCCTTCCAGCCTGCTGGCCGTCAAGTGTCCCTGAGCGATGGCATGGTCGAACATCTCTTCTTTGCCTTGGTGAATAGCGCTCAACGCCTCACTTCGTGCGATAGTTTCAGCCCGGTACTTGAGGTAGCGCTCGCGGTAGCGCATTACCATCCTGTCAATACGTTCCTGCTCTAAGCGCTTGGATTCACGGATGCCCCGATTGATGGTGCGGTCAAAACGTCTGTCTCTTAGTTTACGGGTCAAGACCTCTTTTGAGCCAGTCTCAAGCAACTTGCGGAAATTGTTCACGGCCTTAACCTGATTGGCGGTAAGTCCGATTAAATCCCTGAGCGCTATGGCTTGCTGCCTAGGGTTAAGGCCCCGGCGTATCCCGTCAAGAAGCACTTCACGCACAGCGTCTTCCTGCTTTTGGGTAAACCTGCTGGTCACCTGAAAGGCACGGTTGGCCATGATGCGCTTGGCGTTCTCTTGAGCGTCGTCAAACTGAACGTCAATACCTATGGCGGCGAAAATCTCTTTGCTGGTTTGCTCTGCAGCCGCTAAGAACGCAGCGAGTGCAAGGGCATTAATTTCTTGTGGAATGATAAGTGCTACGGCCAGAGCCTCTTCGAGATTACCAGCTTCGATAAGGGCAGCCAGTTCAGGGATGCGGACCGCTCTTCGGGCCTCGTCGACTTTAGCGCGAAAGCCGTTACGGATTTTACGCTCATAAGAAGCGAGTAGCCGTTCTAGGCGTTTCTGCTGTGGGGATTTTATCTTGCTTGGCATTCGTAGGTTGCGCCAGCGGGGTCACGTTTAACACCGTCCTTGACAATGGTCCATGTGGTGCCTTCAGCCAGAATCTTATCACCGGGCTCAGGCACTATGCCAACCTCCAAGGAGTCACCCAAAATGACGATTTTACGGTCGTTAACCTTCACGGTAGTACCATTGACCCACTCGTCTTTAAACTCGTCTATAAAGCCTTTACAGGTGTAGTCAGTATCCACAGTGATTATCTTTGTAGAGTTCGTAGGGTCCTTGGTCTTGACCCCCTTTGTTAGCACTTGGTCAAATACTAATGGGCCAAGGTGCTTGTTGATTAGTTTGGCTATGTTGGCACCGAATATGTTAGGCATTAATCAAACCCCTTGATGGTTCCGTACTTGTCGTCCGGGCTAGTGAAGCTGCTTTCGTCACAGTTGCCTGATACGAAACCGCCGACGACAGCGCCACTACCACCAAACCAGTCACCAACTAGGTCAGTAACAGTTAGTGGGAAGCGGGAGCCTTTGGTTGCTTTAAAGAACACTATCTTGGCTGACCCAGCACCTACTGACTTAACATTGCTGCCAGTAGCGTCTCGGGTGTTCAGCGCATCTGAGTCGGCCAGTAATACCAGTGCGTACTCGAACTGAGCTTCACCAATTATGACCAGAGTTTCAGCACCTGTAAGAGCTTCGCCTTCTTTGTCAAGCAGGCCTGTGCGCGGGAAGGCCAACGTTTGGCTAGGCACTTCTTTAGAGCCCGCCCATACTTGGCGCTCAAACACACGGGTAGCTTCGATTAGGCCACGGTCTTTAGTGGAACCACCATAGGCAGCCCACTCAGCCTTCCGTAACGAATCGTTGAAATATGCGTCAGCATCGGCTCTTGAAGCGTAACTGTTAGTACCAACTACTAGTGCCATGACTTACCCCTTGCCGATGTCTTGGGTCATCAGGAACGACCCTCGTAAAAATGTTAGTTTCTCAGTGGCTGTGTCGATTAGCTGAGCGTCGTAAAAGAACTCGCCCACATTGTCTGCATCAGAGACGCTGACCGGGAACGAGATTTTACCATTCGGCCCGTCGACTATTGTGCCTACCGAAGTGAACAGCTCGTTGGCTGTATTTAAGGGCTCTTCATCCGAATTGACTGATAGGCTAAACGTGTAGCCCGTAACGTCAATCACTGCGCCATCGCTGTCCTTCAGCGTCATGCCGATGGACTTGGTGTCACCTCTTTTTCTAGTGAGGGTTACTACTGGGGTTTCGCCGACTGTTGCCATGTTATTCGCATCCTAAAGTTACGTCTATAGAGCTGTCAATCTCCACCACAATTGTTTGGTCGTCAAGCGTTACCTGAACACCCGCATCGACCACAACGTCCACATCTTGAGGGGACAGTATAACACTTATGCTTGTCATATCTACAGTGGCTACAATTGGGGCTAGGTCCACTTCTACCTCAAAGCCGTTAAGAAATATCACTTTTAAATTATGTAAATGGTCCCTCAACTTATTCCCTGTCGCTAAGGTACTCGCTCCTAGTATCGCTGCTCTAAATGTATTAGCCATTATAAAATAGTATCCAGTAAGTCTGTTGGTATATCTGCAATAGCACCGGGTAGTGTAGCGCCTGTATCCTCTAGGATACTATTAATATTTGTGGTATTATCATCAGCAACAATGGTGACGCCACCTGTATTAGTCACTTCCCAGTCCCCTCGCTGATATACCGTACCACTACATGATGAAGCATAAATAATCTCACCCTGTCCTGTTATAATAAAAGTATCTGTACCAGAATTATTAAGATTCCTTATTTCTATACCCTGCGCCCAACCTACCATTGTTACGTCCACGTTACTTGACATAGTGCCGTAGTCGAATATGGCTGTTTCCACCCCAGTAGTTATTGAATGGCATCTAATGAATTGATAGTTCCCAGAAGTAGTGGCTGTTACAGTCCCGCTAAAGCAACAGTTAATTGCTTCAAAAGGTGGTAGTGTTACGTCATTAAGTAAACACCCGATAAGTCTAGGGGGTGTACCTCCACCTATAGCTGTACCCGTGATTAAATTATTACCTGTTACAAACGTGCCGTTAATGGCTTGACCACCAAGCTGTAGTTCCCAGTTATTCCCAACTAGATTAAAACCTGACGAGTCAGTAGTAAGCAGGATAACTGAACCATTACCTATTTTGAATGAGTTTAATCCAAGCGATGCGTTAAGTGTTAAAGCGTCAGCCCATGTTAACACTGGATTTTCTACTGTGCCGTTTTCAAAAATTTCAGTCCCCGCAGTACCACCAAGGGTATCTACAAAAATAAACCCGCCTTCATAGCCTAGATTTTCTTGAATTTGTCTTAATCTTCTTCCCGATGAACTACTTAGATTATGAGTTGCACCTGTTAACGGTTCATCCCATACCGCAGAAGCTATGTCTACAATGTCTTGAGGGTTAACACCACCTGACCCAGCTGTTACTATTAAACCACCTGAGTTCTGCGCGATAACTTGCACTTGGTTCTGCACAAGTATGCCATTCTCAATATCGAAGAAGTTATTGTTGCTGCCAGCCAGCCGAACACTGTACTGAGCGTCGGGGGTGAACTCGATAGAATAGCCATTGATAATCTCTATGGTACGGGCAAAGGTAGTACCCGCCACGGTCACCTCAGTGTTGTGCCTGTGGGTGTCCTCGAAGGGTATGCCCTCGTCGGCTTCAATTGACTTGAGTTCCAGCCTAATAGCATCGGTGTCGGCCTCATACAGAGTGCCTGACACAAATATCAGGTCAGCTTGGGGTATGCTGATTACTTTAGTTAGCCAATTAATCGTTATCGCCATGACACACCTCAGTCATTTTTGCAAGCTGACGTTTCAGCAGTGCTATCTCGTTGCCTGCCTCCTGTGCGGACAGGTTGTTGGTTGTGATAACTTTGATAAGCATTTTCTTCTGGTTGCCGTTTGCCGTTTCAGCAGCAGCCAGCATGCCCTTCATAACCTCGTTGTCAGCTG